GGCACGCCGGACTTGTCGCCGCGCAGGCCGACCTCGATCCACCCGAGCCCGGCCTTGAAACTGTCGTCGGCCGCGTAGCTGCGCTCGAACGGCGCGAGGTTCACATCGTCGAGGTACTTGAGCAGCTTGGTCTTGACGATCGCGTCTTCGCTCGCGGCCTCGTCGTCATCCTCGGCGATCACGTAGAAGTCGACGCGGCTGCGGCGCTCGGTGCCGATCAGGAAGTCGATGGTCGGCTTGACTTCGTTGTAGACCACGGGCTTCTGACCGCGGCCCTTGAGCGTGTCGATGTCCTCCTGCTCGTACTGCTTCGAGTCGTAGTAGTCCTCGCACTTGGCCATGATCGCGCGGTTCGATGCCTGGCGCGATGCCTCGGCGATCAGCCAGGACATGCGCTGCTGGTGCCGCATCGTCATCGCCTCGGCGCCGCTGCCAAGCTTCCCCTTGGTCGGGTCCGCAACGTAGGCGTCAGGCTGTCCCGGCTCGCGGGTGTAGTCGCTCATACCGAGGCCTCCGAGATCGTCTTGCCGGTGTTCTTGTTCGTCGCGGTGATCTCCCAAATGGCCTCGTCAGCGAGCTCGCGCTTCACGCGCAGCGGGGCGACGGGCATGTGCACGAGGTCGGGCGCGAACTTGATGACGGTGTCGACCAGGGCGATGAACGCCTGCTTGTCGTTGCGGTCCTTGCCCAACACTGGCAGGGCTTCGAGCGCTTCCTCGTAGCAATAGGTGCTCGCGCCGCCTGTGCACTTGTCGTTCTTGTCGAAGCCGACAAAATTCTGAATGTCGCTCTTGGCGATCACCCACATGCCGGTGCTGGGCTCGCCGCCGTTGCTGAGCACGTTGGGCGCCGACCAGATGACGAGCACGCAGATGGTCCTGCGGCCGCGCGCAGCCCACTCGAGGCTCACGCGGTAGCCGCGATGCTCGGCGGTCTTCCATGCGTGCTTGCCGCCGGCGGTGAACACGGGCTCGCCCGATGGCGAAAGGATGGGGGAAACTTGCACGGTTAGCCTCGCTTGCGGTTCTTGAATGTGGACATGGCCTTCTCGGCCTCCGGTGTGCCGAGCACGTAGCCCTGCGAGTGCTGGCGCCAGGCGTCAGAGCCGTGGCTGGCCCAGTTGTGGAGCGGCTCCGGGCTCCACATGCCCAGCTTCTCGTTCCACTCGAACTGATACCCGTCGAGGCACTGGATGCCGTAGCCGGCGCCCATGTCCTCGCCCTTGTCTTCGTCGGGCTTGTGGTCGTAGAACCAGTGGTTGCCGACCAGGGCCTTGCGGGTGATTTCGATGCCTGTCGCGATGGTGGCCACCCGCGGCACGACGATCTCGTTGCGCATGCCGAGCTTCACGAGGTCGCGGTGCTTGGTCGTGATGACCTCGCCGAGCACCTCTGCGTCAGCGTCGTGTGGCAGGTAGTGGCGCCCCCAGCGATAGCCGTGGCGCAGCCGGTGCGCCTCGCACACGTCGACCCACCAGTAGCGCAGGTCTTTGCCGCTCGCGTCCTTGTAGTAGAACCAGCGGTGCTGCAGGCCGATCTGCTGGTGAAACCAGATCGCGGTCTTGTCGCGCAGGCCGAAGTCCCAGAACGTGTTGACCGGATAGTTCGGGTCCAGCGGCACGACGGTGAGGCGGCCGTTTTGGCGCAGCCATGTCATCTGCTCGCCGTAGACCGCGCCCTCGACGGCCTGCTCGAACGCTTCCTTCGGCGTCGCAGGGTATTCCTGCTTCATTTTCTTGCCGAGCGTCTCGGCGGTCTTCGCGTACCACGCGCGTTGCCGCGGGTGCAGCGTGATCTTGAGCTCCGCCTCGATCTTGGCGAAGTACTTCCGCATCGTGTCGGGCACGTCGACGAAGCCGACCTCGATGTCTGTCAGCTGGTAGTCCTCGCACTCGTACCACGGGTAGAAATGCAGCCGCCAGTCGAGCCGTGTCTCTGGCGTGCCGGCCTCGCGGCGCTTCATTGCGGGCTCGCACAGTTCGTAGAACAGGCCGAAGGCGCCCTCGGCCGTGCTCTCCACGACGGTGATGCCCTGCTCTGCCGCGGGAAACGAACCGGTCTTGATTTCCTCGGCCCGCTGCGGGAACTTGAGGCCGATCTTGCCGAGCTCGGACACGTGCAGCAGCGTCACGGTGCCGCCGCGCGCGCTCACGCTGATCGTGATCTTCGAGGGGTTTTCCTGCTGCTGGTCGTCGATGTGGGCAAAGGTGATGCCCTCGCCCTTTGCGCGCGCTGCGATCGGGATGGCCTGCTTGAGCGCGTCAGGCAGGTGGTCGTAGGCGAACTCGATCTTGCCGAACAGCTTCTTGGCGTTGGGCAGCGTGTCGGCGATGACCGCGCCCGTGAAATTGACGGTGAACAGCGCTTGGTCCAGCTGCAGGATCTGCAGCAGCGTGGAGAAGCCGAGTTGGCGCGCCTTGAGGATGAGGTTTCGATTCCACAGGTTGCGCACGAAGTCGCGCTGCTGCGCGTTCATCTGGAAGCGGACTGACTTCGCGTCCTTGTCGACGATCCAGTAGAGGTTGTCCAGACGCCATTCGAGGTCGTCGAAGCGCGTGTTCTCGCCGAGCACTTTGCTCAGGTCGATATGCGCGCCTGGGTTCTGGCTCACTTGGCCACCTTGGTCGTGCGCGGCACAACTGCGAGGCGACCAGACCCGCTCGCGTGCAAGCTGGCGATGAACGTCGCGACGCCGGCGGCCAGGTCAGGCGTGCGCTGGTCGTTGTCGACCTTGTAGCCGCCCAGGTGCTTCATCAGCATGTCGAGCCCGGCCTTCTTGTCGGCGAGCTTCCACTTCTTCACATGGCCGATCAGCACGCGGTCGCGGCCGGCCCCGTCGTACTCTTCGAGCACCTCGAGGCCAGCGATCACCGCGGCCGTGTCGTCGTCGAGTTCGGTGATGGCGAGGGGCTCGCCATCCGCCTTGAACATCTTCCGGGGGTCGAAATATGCAATGCGGGCGATCTCGCGCAGCGTGCGTTCGAGGGTGATGCCGGTGTCTTGCTGGACCTTGGCGACGACTTCCGCGTTCGCCTTGTCAATTGCTTGTCTAACCTTGGCATTTTTTAGCAGCCGCGACGCTGTCGAGTCGGCGGAACGCTCGGTGTATCCCGCTGCAATTGCTGCTCTACGCCCGTTGGGATCGCGCAAATACTCGGCGATGAAGACGTTGACATCAGGACGGCTCGGCTTGCTAAGGTTGGCAGGCTTTGCGCTCACCTTGGCTTTGGAGGTGGCCGCCTTGGGCTGGGGTTTCTTGGCCATCTCAGTAGCGCCAGACCGATGAACCATCAGGGCGGACCAGCACCGACACCGGGTTGGGGTTGCGGGCGAGTTCCTGCACCCGGGCGCGCAGTGCATCAGCGAGCGGGCCGGTGAGCGCACTCAGGCGGGCCAGCAGCGCATTGGCGCGCTCCACGGCGCTGTCACGGCTCGAACGGCGCCCTGGCGTGGCGTTGGTGAGGTTGGAGCCTTCCGCGATCAGGGTGCGCTCGAAGGCGTAGGCGTCATCCTCGGCGCGGAAGAACGCGACGATCGCCTTCGCGGGTTCGAGGTCACAGGCGACGAGGCGGGTGATCTTCGCGGCGTTGCGCTCGTGGGGCAGCAGCTGCTCGTGCTGGAAAACTCGGGCGCCCTTCCCTTTGCCGACGTAGAAGACGCCTTGCGTGTCGCTGAGGGTGTAGACGTAGTACCGAAAGCCGTGGCCGGCTGCTGCCTTGATTTCGGCCTTGAGGTTGACCGTTGGCTCGGAGCCACCGGCACTACTGCGCTGGTTCGTCATGGGTGCGTCCTGTGTGGTGCAGGAATCGTCCCGGCAAAATCTGGGAAAGCAACCGGCGAGCGGCAGGCGTGAAAAAGCCCCCATGAGGGGGCCGTGTCGTGTCGCTGCTCATCAGGCTGGCTTAGCGGGGGGAATCGAACCGCGGCCCAGTGTCCCGTGACCCCTGACGCAGTAGCCGCGGCGCCGCTGCGTGACCATGACCTTCGATACCGGCGCGAGGCCGGCTCACCCCCCTAGGGTGTATTCAGTGCTCTCAGGTGCGCCGACTTGCGATCGGCACCCCCGCCATTGCTCCGCGGTTTTCTCCGCGGTCATCACCTGCCGCCTTGGCGAGCGAGCGGGACTCGAACCCGCGCACCTCAGAACACTGAGCGGCAAGTATCACGCTGCTCTGTGCAGAGTCAACCGACGCGGTAGGCCTCGCGCGGGATGTGGTTGCCCTCGCCGTCCATCCACGCTTCTCCGTAGCGCACCATGTCCAGCGCGACGAGCGGCGGGAACGGCATACCCGCGGCGAGTGCGTGCATGTTCTCGTCGGCGATCGTGGTGGTGATGGTCACGCGCTGGATCGAGTCCATGAGATTGGT